TATTGTAGTTTGCAATTCCCATCTATATTTACCATTCTTATTTGCAGTATCTGTTGCTGCAATTGGTATAGTAATAGTTTGGCTTGCAATAGTAATAGTTGGCATTGTTTTATTAAATATCAATTCATCGTTACTACCCTCTACTTTAAATTGGCACGCTGTTATTCCTGCTAATGGAAACAATGCAGGAACTACTACGACAAAGTCGCAGTCATTACCTTCTATTCGTGTAATTGTGTATTCTTGTTTTGGTAAGTAAGTAGCCATTTTATATTATATATTATTTTTTATTATTATTAGCAAATATCTACGCTATTTATCTCGGTAAAATTCACATCAAAGTAAACCCCTGCTGTATAATCTGCAGTAAATTGCCTAACAGGTGTTATTCCACTTGCATCAATATTGTATAGATTTAATTGGCTAGTGTAATCTAATTGCTTAATTGCAGTTAAGGCATCAATCTCGCATTCTCCTATAATATTATTCAAATCAATATCACTTTGCTTTTGCACTTTCAGCATGTGGACTCTGTAAGTCCTAATAACCTCATTGGCATTGTTGTTACTACCTATATACTCAATATTACACAATGGAAATTTAGCATCGAAGCTATCATCTATTATATTTTGTATTGGCACTTGTAGGATGTTGTAAGTTGTTGGTAGCAACTTTACTGCATCCGTTATTATTTGATAAATTTGGCTTAGTGTTTGCATTGAATTTTTTTAACTTGATTAAAATATCTTTTTCTTTTTTTATCTCCATTCACAGCCTTTTTTATCATCCTTTAAATAGATAGAAGGTGAATAGGTATTAGTAGTTGCATTCACATCTGTGCTTTCGGTAGTGTATTCTGGAAACAAAGTTTTATTATTCTGCAAATAATTTACCAACCTTTGTAAATAGCTATCCATCTTGTTTTTATGCCTATCACTTATTTTTTCCAATTCATCATAGCTAGTTGAGTCTGCAAAATCATCTCTTTTTTTTGTAACTCCTTTGGTATAATTTTGATAGGTGCTATCTATCACATAATCTGCCATTACACCATAGATCAATATATCCAAAATATAATTATTTACCAAATCCAAATAGATGCCACTCAATGTACTTGCTTTTTTATCGGCTTTTAATTTGTAGTATAAAGTATCTCCAAGTATTGGATGTACATACAAATCTTGCACCGCACAAATGGAAGGTGTAAGCATTTCTAAAGGTACATTTGCATGTACTAGGTTTCTATCTTTAAAAACCTGCTCGTTAATTAGTTTTACTTGGCTGTTTATCATTGCTATTTATTTTTACTTACTAAATTACCTACCCATCTATGTCTGCAACTTGGCGAAGGTGTGCCACTGCCATCGTTCCACCAACCACCTGCTCGGTCAAATACACTATAACCCAATCTTGCGCTTATACTTTCAATATCTTTTCTTGAATAATACCTATTTAACGCTATTAATCTTTGGCAAAATGGTCTGCTTGGATGCTCCGCAGTGTCCCTTTCGTTTACCGGTATTTCATCCTTCCATTCATAGCTAAACATTACTCTATAATCGGTAGCTGTTGGTTGCTCAATTACTTCAATTCCATTAGTGCCAATGCTTATTTTACCTTGTTTTTCTAGTTGATTTAATGCACTTTTCACATCATTTTCACTCAAATCCATGTCATTAGCTATGTCTTCTATCGTAGCATCAGGATTTACTGCTATAATGCCATAAATATCGCTTATATCGGCTTTTGTAACGCTTAGTGCTATATGCCTTACAAAGTGGTTAAAATCGGCTTTATTTGCCCCAAATTCGCTAAATATTGCCAATATATCATCATGCTTTGATTGTGCTATTGGTGCTGTAATTGGCTTAGGTGTATCTTGTGGCATTGGTTCATAACCTAATAACTCTCTTTGTTCATCAATTGTAAGTACAGTTGAAATAGTTGCGCTATCTAATACGATACCGATTGGATCTGTTGGCATCATGCCCATTACAGAAGTATCTAAAGTGTCATTCAAATCCTTAACCAATTTCATCAACTCATAATGCACTGCATCCCTTCGATAGTACACATAGGTGTTATTGAATATTTGATAGCTTTCTTTTAAGTTATTAGTTCCGCCTAATTTGCCCGGTACACTAATACCAAATAATTCTGGACTTGTAACCTCATGGCATGAAAATATATTATTTCTTATCAATTCATCAATAGCACTATAATTTTCCTTAACCAAATCTGATACACCTAAATCATCTATAACTGTCTTTCTGTTTATATCCGAAACGAAATCTAAAATAATACTTTCGCCACCTTCGCCTGTGTAAGTATCGCTAAATTTCTTTTTAATTCGTGACTTAATTTCTTCTGTTGGTTCGCCATTTACTAAAGTTACATGCTTGGTAGCTTTGAAACCTTGCTTACTATTTGTATATGTGTGCTTACTTACTTCAACATCCGCAGCTATGTAATTTAACCCCTGAAAGTAGTTAGGTGTTGGATAAACATTTGCAGGATTTTCATTCTCTGCATAGAAAAATAACTCGCGCTTACCATCGGGATTTGGTTCGCCATAAATTACAAACTCTACTAGATTACTACTTCCAATAGTTGTCAATTGTGGATTGATAATATACCAATACTTAGTACCATCGTAATTACGCGCTATGTTCCTATTTGGTATTGGATGCAAACTAGCAACTTTGCCTTTTTTATTTCTTATTACTTCAATATAGAATGCGTTAAATATCTCATAATTTAATATGCACTTTTTAGCCAAATCATTTAGCGTATCAGTTGCACTTACTTTAGGATTATATGCGTAACCTTTGCCATAAATATACTTAGCCTTGCCCTTTACCAAACTACCATGTTTAGGTGAATTTTGGAATAAATACATTAGATACTCGTTATAATTTACATTATTAGTACCTACATTTAATATTGGCCTTTCGTTATTGCCTACTCTAAATAGTGGATTGTATGGCTTTAAGGCCTCTGCTAGTTTTATATTAAATCCTTCCATATTGTTATAAAAAAAGGTACACTTATCCAGCATACCTTTTTTAATTGTTTTATTTTAAAATTAAGCAGTTAATGCTGCGATGATTGAACTATCTACTTCTTTAAATGGTGCTATCTCCTTACCTTTAAAGCTAAGCATTGAACCATTGAAGTCTGCAAATTTAGTACCACTTTCGCGGCTTCCTGATTTTGTCAAACCATACTTTTCACCTAGTAACCAATACTTACCATTATTATCTTCTGCAATAATACATAAAGTATTTTGTGCTAATAATAATAAAGTATTTCTAGTTGTTGTAGTTAGTGCATTTTTCTTTGCAGTTACTTCGATTACATATTCTGCAGTGTCGTTTTCTTCATCTACATTTTCAGTTTCTTTGAAGTTAATAACCTCTTTTTTGAAAATGAAATTATAGAATTTCTTTGTAGCTACCATTGTGATAGCCGTAATTACTCCCGCTGTTTCTGTGATACTCGAAACATTGGAAAGTTCTGTTATTCTTAAGGATTTCGCACCGCCATGTAAATCCTTACATGCGTCTAAAGTAAATCCTGCTGTTAAATTACAAGGCATATTATTATTTTATTTTTTTAAATGTTATTAAAATAAGGAGTGGATAATTTTACCCACTCCCTACTAAATTAATTAAGCTAATTTGAAGTAAGCAACCTCTGATGTTCTTGCAAAAGTTACACCTAACTTATACTTGCAATACAATCTAGTTTTCATTGAATACTCATCATACTTCAATTCAACTACTTCATGCTCACCTTCGCCATCAATTGCCATTACCATGTTAGGCCATGCAAAAGATAAAATCATATTAGATCCGTTCATACCATTTACAGGCACTACTCTAGTTGAAGTACCAGGTACTATAAACTCACTTACACCATCTTGTGTAACTGTGTAATTAAATAAGTTTGCAGTAGTTAATGCTTGAGCAAATTTGCGTGCTGTATCTGCACCACATAATACTACTCTATCTTGTGATGTTGCTATTTCGATTGGTGTTGCATTCTCAATACCATTGAAGATTCCAATTACATTTCCTGTAGTGATACCAGTTGCAGTTAAGATAGGTCCACCTGTTGTGTATAAAGCTACATTAGAGTTTACACCGCCTGTTTGTACTTGCTTTAACAAGCCATCTAAGAATACTAAGTTACCAGCACCTGCAGTATCACCTTTGAATACTAAGTTTTCGTTAGCCTCTGCAATACGCTTTACTTTCATATCAACTATTGATTGAGCAAATGCAACTTCATCGAAGTTTTTGCTGCCCTTCATCATAGCTAATTGAGTATATTTTGTTCTTACATCATCGTAGCAAATTTCTTCCATTACGCTAATAGGTGCTACTGTTACAATCTTATCTGTAATCGTTGCAGAACCACTTGCTGCCCATGTGCAGTTATTGCCACTTTGTAAAGTTACAGGCCCATCCAACAACAATACATTTGCTGATGTCTTTACACCAGCTTGTACGGTTGCTTTTGATGCTGCCTCTGTTAAAAATTTAGTGCCGAATGTTGCGGCTAATATTACCTCATTGACGTTTTGAGGTACATAATTTGTTAAAGCTGTTGTTACTGTTGCCATTTGTTTTTATTTATTTTTTTAAAAAGTTTGTAAATGCTTCGCCTAATAATTCTCTGCGTTGCTCCTTATCTGATTTGTTTATTTTGTTGTGTTCTACGTGGATTGGTTCTGCAGTTGGCATATCTGCCAATACTTCAATAGCTTGCTTAGTTGATGCAAAAGATTGGCTAATACTTTTTTGCAAATCATCAATTTGCTTATTGTATTTTACTTCCATTTGCTTAGCTGCCTCTGCAATCATGTGTTCTACTTTCTCAATTGATAGATGTGCAACTTCTGCAACTACTTCTGCTTCTGGCATTTCGCTTTCAGCTTCGCTAATTTCTGTGATAGCACCACCTTCGCCAACTGTTACAACCGTTGCACCTTCAGCTACTATGTACTCACCTGCAGGAACAGGCACACCGCCCATTGTCATGATTTTACCAATTTCTAATGCTTCAACTTCATATTCGTTACCACTTGCATCTGTTACTTTCATCAATTCAATTGGTGCGCTTTCCTCGCTAATTGGTTGCGCATCGAATTTAACATTCGTTAAAATGCTTTTTATTTGTTGCAAAATATTTGCTTTATTTTCACTCATTTTATTTTTGCTTTATTATATATATAAAAATCTTATTATATTTCCTTTATTAAGTCAATTATCTGCTCAAATGCACTATCTACACTCATTTCAGCCTTCACTTCTTTCTTTTCCATCCCAAAAAAACCTTCAATGCTAAAACCTTTTAGCTTACCTTCTTTTACTTGTTGCCATACATCTGTATTATTTACTTTCATTGAAACAAACCAAGTTCCATTTGGCAAATCTTCATAGCCTGCCATTGGTGCTATACCTCTTTGGCTATCACTTATAAAGCTTTCAAATACAAATACATCTTTAGCCATTGAACCATGCATTAGATTTACATTGGATTGGTTGCCTTGTTCCATGTAGCGAAGTACAACCGCCTCAATCGTTTCTTTACTTATTACGGTGTTATATTCTCCATTTGCATCGTTCCGATAGATTAGCTTATCTGGTATCATTGCAGGGCCGCTAACTATCATCCTCTCATTGTTTGCAGTCCATTCTATTTTATGGCTTTCAAACATTACATAATTCTTTTCGATAGCTGGACTATCTACTAGGCTAATTATATCAACGCCAAATTCATTTGTTTGTTCATCGAGTTTCAACTCGTATAGTGGTAATTCCATCTTATTTAAATTTTGTGTTTATTAAAATTCTTTCAATCCTTTTTTGTCCATTGTTAATATCTGTTTCAACTACATAAGCCTTTACTGCTTTGTCGTTAATCTTATCAATGCTATCTTTGTTTAGTTTGGTTGTGGTGTTAAATACCGTTGCACTTGGTGCATTTGGTGCTGTACTTCCACTAATGCTACTAGATGAACCACCGCCGCCGTCTGGTGTTTTTACTGCTAGTATTTTCTTTACATTCATTACACCTGTAGCAATTGCCAATGCTGCATTAATAGGTGCTAATGTAGGCCCAACAATAGGGATGCCAATTGTAGCACTATATGCTCTTTGTGCTGATAGGAATGTTTCAATAGTTGCACTTGCTACTGCAGCAACTTTACCCGCAGTAGTTTGTTTCCCTAATAATTCAGCAACTCCATTAAGTGTATTAGCTGTAGCCTCTAATGCTTGTATTTTTTGCTCTTTTTCTAACTTTGCTAATTCTATATTGGCTATTCTTCTTTTAGCTTCACTTTCTGCAGCAAGTATTAATCTAAAATCAATAGCTTCTTTTTCTTTTATATAATTTCCTTCTGTATCTAATAATAAATTTGCTTCCTCTTTTGCTGCAATTACTTTAGGACTTTTTTCTGGTGCATCTTCTTCCCCTTTTTTAATTTCATTTATTTCTAATTCTCTTAGTTTAGCATAAATATCTTTTTGAGCAGTTAATAATTCAACATGCGTTTGTGCATTAGATGCTAACTTAGTTTTTAGATATTTTTCAGTAATTGCAAGTTTCTTTTTTTCATATGTTTCTTCAAGTTCAATATTACTTAAATGGAATTCTTGCGCTGCTAATAATTCACTTGCATATTTTTCTTTTAAAATTTCAATATCTGTTTTGCCTTGTTTTTTTTCTGCAGTTTTTTTCTTTTGCTCTGGTGTTGCATTTGTGGTTGCATTTGTATTTATCCCTGCCTCTTTTTCTTTAGTCTCAACAATTTTTTGTTGTTCATTTACTAAATTTTCATATAACCCTATTTGTTTTGTCCATTCAGTGTTTTGGTCTTTTATAGCACTTGTTGTAAGATTTGCTGCGTCTTTAGTTTTACCAAATAAACTTAAAAGATTTGTAAATGCACTATCAACAAATCCTAAATCTCCACCTTTATTAGTTGCTATTTTAGCCTGCAATTCTGCAATCTTTGCCATTGCTACCTGCATAGTAATCCTTGCTTGCATAGCTGCAAGAAATGCAGGTGTTTTATCTCTTAAAAGCTTTTCTGCTTGATTAAAATTGTTAGTATGCCCTATACTATCCCCTAATGTTTCGTTGTATATTTTTAAAGCTTCTTTTTTGGATATAGTGCCTGCCCTTGCTTTAACCATAGCATCGTTTACACTGTTTACATTTTTGTAAACCTGCTCCATTCCTTTAGTTATATCTGCATTAATGCTTTTTAATGCTTGTTCGGCTTCAGTTGTTAATCCAATAGCCACGCTTAATTTATCAAAGTTTGCAATTGCCAAACCTATTAATACAACTAATGCACCAATACCTGTACTAATTAATGCACCTTTTAATGTACTAAATGACTCTACTACTGGCCCGCTTATTGTTCTATATAAATTTTTAAATCCTTCTATACCACCATCCAAAAAACTACTTAAACCTTGCGATAATGCCATAGCACTCTGCACCTTTAACAATGCCTTTTCAGTATTCGCACTTTCCACACCAAATAAACCCATCGCACCTTGCACTGCTGAAAATGCACCTGCAGCACCTTGTATAGCTTGCGTTAATGAGTTAAACTTTGCATC